GAATCAATTCTATCAACACTTAAATTATATTTCCTATGATTATTTTTAAAATAAAACGTCATTGGTAATTTAGAAATATTACACAAACCTTTTTGTTTATTCCATAAATAATATATAAAATCCAAATCAATATCAAAATCTAAACCTTTTTTGTTTGCTCTTTTTTTGGCAGCCAATAATCTAGTTTTAAATATTTTGTTTAATGCTCTTTCTGGGTCGTTATTTAGTTCTGTATAATATCGTTTAAGCCAATCATTTTGACAGGTTTTACATAAATGATTTTTACCATTTCTATTTTGTGCATGCTGGTAATTTCCAAATTCATCAATATTTTTATACTGGCTACAGCCAGTACAATATAATTGATCATTTTTGAATGGAGATATATGAAAACTTTTATACCCTTTGTCATAATGATTAATTATATGCAAACATTGCTTGCATCTGGTAGCGTGGCCATGTCTTGACTTACAATAATTATCACATCCAAATTCAGTTTCAACCTTCCATTGTTGACAACAATTACATTTATAATACCAAGATCCGTCTATATTTTTTCTAAATTTGTCTGGGTTTTTCATTTTTCATATATTATTAATCGTAATGGTAATATCTTCTCCATTCTTATCGGCTTGTTTTAACATATCAAATAATTTGTTAAAATTTTTCCTTGAATTGGAGACCCAATTTTCTGTCTTACCATCCCATGTACCTACGATAATACATCCTTCTGTATCCTTATTAGAATTACCTGTATGAATAAGAATACCTAAGAAGTGTGGTACATCTAATACTTGTGGTAAGATGCGTCTAAAACGATTAGAATAGCCTAATTTCACTTTATACGTACCAGCAGGTACAGCAGTTTTACCATATACTTTCTCTTTGCATTTACAAGCAATACCTTTAGGAGTATTAGGACATGATTCAGGTAATGGTCTTACTGCGTCCTCTATCGTATCACACAGATATTTACCATCAACACTAAGCTCACCTATTGTATAATCGTTAGTCTTAAGTATTCTATTCAGTACTAGTTCCATTATGCAGTAGGTGTTTCTAATGCAGATACTCTTTCTTTCAAGGCGTTAACTTCCAGAGTAAGAGAAGAGATTAAACTTCTAACATCAGTATCATCATAGTTACTTAGACCGGCTAGTTTCTCTTTCTCTGCAGTAGTATAGTCATTAGTAGATAATTCTTTACCAGTTACTTTATCTACTTTACCTTCAATAAGTTCTGCATGTTCATTAATAACATCTATCAACTCAGGTAAGCTATCCATAATCTCAGGAGCGTCACCAATTAAAGCATCAACCTTAGCTTCTATTTCATTTTCACGGCTAGTAGCTCTATTTACTTCAGAGGTAAGATCATTTCTCAGAACTTTAATATCTGATGTAGCCTGATTATTAACATATTTCCATTCCTTACCATCAAAGTACTTTAAGTCACCGCCATTTGGATTAGATGCTAAATCAGCCCAGTATTTAACTGATGCTGGATTAGGTTTAATAGTACTTGCTAAAATTTCGTATTTATTATTATATACTGTATTCATATTATTTAAAATAAAAAAGGTTGACTAAATAGCCAACCTTTGTATTACTAGATTTCTTTTTCAGACTCTTCTATAGGAGTCTCTTTTTCTATATTTGGTTCCGGACGAGATAGCTTTATTTCAAAGAGCAAATCTTTCAGCTCCTTTACTTCGGCTCTTATTTCATCAAGTTCTTTGAAATCTTTTGTTACATTGGTTGTTATGTCCGAGTTTATGTTAAGTAGTTTTAAGATGTCTTCACATCTTCGCATCTCCTCATCGTACTTCATTACACTTTCCTTTTTAATCTTACAGGTGTTATATGATTGTCTAACCATATCGACTATCTGTGATTTATCAGTAGCTATAGTAAGTCCAATGGTAGGATCTGTCATTATAGTTTTATCTTCAGATACTGACAGTTTCTTTTGTTCCCCGTCACAAGTAATTACTAGATCAACTAATTTTCTCCTATTTTGCATAGGCATCGGAAACTGTGTAGGAGGAACTGGTTCATCGTAGGGTTTTGATACACTGACTACCGTTCCTAAACTGTATGCTGTACTCTTCTTAAAAGTACCTGTTATCTCGAGTACGTGTATTGGGGTACCCGACGTTAACTGTGAGAATGTCATATCTTTATGTTTTTAAAAAGATATGGGCAGTTATTACTCGCTGCCCATATATCTCTTGTTATTAATATATTAGGCAGCTGGAGCAGCTGTAGCTGTAGGATAATGGTTCATAACTTGCATAACATTGTCACACTTGTTATAGTAAACCCAATATCTATTACCGGCCTGTATTTCAGAACCAACTAATGGGGAGCTATCTGCTTTTACTACTGGTATGTTCTTGCTATTTGCAGCAGGACTTACAGAACCTGTAGTAGAAACGAATACTGGTAATTCAGCACTAGCTTCTGCAGGAGTGTGTCTAGCTTCAAAAACAATTACACCTTCATTTGCTAATTGACACCATACTTTAGGGCATATACCCAAAGTAGTAGCAGTGTCTGTATCACTTACGCTTATTGTCGTAATCTTCGGAATTACTTGATCCAGTCTACGAACTGGAGTTCTGCGTCCAAAGTAAGGATTAAACATGAAAGGAAACATAAATTACCTCCTTTCTTTATTAAGCGCAACAGCTATCACCATAACCATTGTAGAATCCAGCACCGAATGCGCCATAGCAACAATTAGGGTTAGGAACTACGTAAGCTGGAGTAGGACACGGAGTCTTTAACTGTGATACAATATTTGCAGTCTGAGCAGCTTGTGAAATACCAAGTTCCAGTGCTGATTTTTCTTGACGTAATGTGTCAATCTTATTCTGCATTTCTCTCATTTCCAATTGACAGAACTTGTCATTGATAATCTGAGTCTGTGCATCAATCTTAGCACCGATGATATTAAACTTATTAGCGTTATCAGTCATCAGGTTGTTGAAACCTGTAGTGATAGTGTTCTGCAGTGTATTTGTTTGCTGACAGATAGACAGTCTATTATCTGCATCTAACTTAGTTAAGTTCAGATTTACAGCGTCAATTGAACGCTGAGTTGTGCAGCAGCAGTCACTAATAGCTTTGATAACGTTGCAGTCGCCAGCGTTAACAGCATTGATTACTCTTTCAGCAGAGAAGCCTACTTCACCACCAACTTTGCCAATTGCATTCTGGATAGAACACAAAGCGTTGTCGATTGATTTAACATCACAATTCAGGTTAGTAGACAAAGTGTTGATTGCGTCTTTATTACCGTTGATAGCCTGCATCAACAGATCAGTATTATTGTTCATGTTACCCATAGCAGCAAGTCTAGCAAAGTCGGAGTTAGTTTCAGCTTGACCGTTTCCACGACCACCGAAGCCATTGCCTCCCCATCCGCCCCACATCCAGAAGAGCACGATGATGAAGATCCACCACCAACCGCCGTTTCCACCGAACATACCATCGTTGTTACCCAACATAGCCATCAGAGCAGTAGGATCAATACCTTTATTAGCGTTTTGCATTAAAGCGGCGATACCAGCGTCAATACCACCACGGTCTTGTACAATTATTCTTTCGTTTTCTAACATAACTTTAAATTATTATTTTAATTGATTTATTTTATTTTTGATAATTTGAAATTAGAAATATCTAACAGATGTGTTTCTATTTTCTCTGTTACGTAATTCGCGTTCACGCATTTCTCTTTCACGTTCCATACGTTCACGATCATTACGATCACGGTTCAAATATTCTCCACTACGATTAGTTCTCTCCCTTTCGTATTCATACTCTGGATAACGACGGTTATAACCTTCGTATTCCTTTTCTCTACTATGTCTAGAGTCCATTGAGTAACGATCATAATCTCTTTCACGATAGCTTCTTTCATAAGCCTTGTAATCGTTATCATCATCGTCACACATTATATACACGTAGTAGTGCCACATCTTGCCTTCTGATATATCTTTGTCAGATACCCAAGCCTTAGCTAATTCTGCAAAATGTTTGGTATTTGCGCCTCCTGTTATTGCTACAACTGCTTTGTAAAAATCTGAATAGATCATGTTCATAGCAACATACCAATCCCATTTGTTATGTTTTTCCGATCTTAAGTTTATGCCCATTTGATTGGCAACGGACGTTGTCTCTTCAACCGTCCAATGAGGGCCTTTAGTGCCATCTTCGTTTTCCATCTCTTCAACCGCATAACGAGCATGCTCTTCATCGAAGTGAGGCCCATTGATTGCCTCGTACATATTGGCGCAGAGTTCAGATTTTAAAATGTGAAACCCTTTTTCCAATAAACTACCTTCGTGTTTTTCAAAAGCTTTGCCAAGTTTGTCAATAGCTTCTGTAGGAGAAGGATGGCGTTTAATTTGTTCTAATATTTTGTTTAAATGCATAGTTTCAATTTATTTATTGATTAACACTAAATTGAAATATTTTGCAAACTATTTTGATATATTCATAACCCTTGTTTCGATTGTCTTAATTAAAGGATTAGTATTTATTATTTGATAATTGGAAATTCTATCTTTCTTAAAATTAAAAGTGAACAGACGTCTAAAGAAACCTTTAACTCGCCATACTTCCTTTTCATCTATAAATAAATCTTGACGATTTCGTATGTCTAGTATATGTGTTAATACACTGTCTACTCTAGATACCTTGATGGTAGTCAATTGATTTGGTTTTAGTTCTACACAGAAGTCACAATCATTAGTAATAGGTAACTTCTGGACTGTAGTATCAGAGATCTGCGTCTCAATAGATGCTACTGTCTTTAATTCTTTTTCTTTTATTTTAAGCTCTTTAGCTTGTTTTTTTATTACTTGGATTAAACTATCTTCAGATCTCTTAAAATCTTCTACTGTTAATTGTAGTACTGTATTATTATCTTTTTCCTTACTTAAGGCTCTCTCATAATAATGCATATTCATTGTTGTTCTTGATAACGCATCATCAAGCTTATCTACTTTCTTACTTAATCTGACATTGTTTAATCCTAATCCAATTGTTAATGCTACAAAACCTATTTTAATATATCCAAGTAAACCCACTATTTTATCTTTTTAACTAGTTTCTTTATCTTAGGCAAATCTTCTTTATCTATAGTAATATCTAAATATTTTTCACCTTTACTTCTTAATACTTTACTAAGTATTCTCCAAGGACCATCAGGATATAACGTAGATAAGTTTTCTAATATAGACCAGAATTCTACACCTGCAATTAATCCTGCAAATATCTCTACTAGATGAGCATTAAATGATACCAATATGTGAGTATCAATTGCATTAGCAAACCATACAATGGCACTTGCCCATCCAATCTTACGTAATGTCTTCCATAAACGTCTTGATTCACACTTTATACCTTTTTTGCGAGATACTTTACATCCTAGGAAAGCATCTGTGAATATAAATATTGCCAGAATTAAAAGAATTATCCATAGTGGTGCAAAAGTTCCTGCTAACCAACTAGTAGCACTAGTTAGTAAACAAAGAATAAATTTACTGCTTCCATCATTAGTTAATTCTTTAAAGTAATTCATTGTAGATACACCTTGAGTGGTTAAAAGAAAACTATAAATTTTGTTTAGCATAGTAGTAGTTGGGATATATTGAAATAAATAATGCTAGCTAAATAATGAAATCTAGCTAGCATCTGTGTCGATTTTGATAGTAATGTGTAAACGGCATTACATGTCAAAAGTTCTTAATATCTAAATCAGTACTTTACATACTAATAGCGCTTTATTCTATCACTTGAAATGGTACTGCTTGATATGAAGAACCTTTAGAACCGGTATTTATACCTTCATTAGCTTTAGCAACATTAAGAACATAAACTAGAGAGGAGTTATTGTTAACCTGTGTAGAACTCCATATAGATAGACCACCAGTTGAAGTACCATTTACTAAATCATAAAGGCTTCTATATTCTGTTATATAATTTGCCATTACATTTAGTTCTCCACAAGCAGGTAAATATCCATATTTTCCACTTGGAAATTGATAGTTTTTACATACTTTAGCTGCACCATTTTCTGAATAATCACTACGAGATACCATTGTTTCTGTGTTTTGTACACCATTAAAATCTTGTTTAGCTTCCTCTAATGAAAGTGCGGGAACACCAGACATAGCACTATAATAACCCCAATTGACAGATCTAATTATAGTACTAGCACATAATACTTTATGGTCACCTTTCTTAAATAAGAATCCATTTACTGTTTTATCTTTAGGAACTACTGTATAACGGCTAACACGTCCTGTCATACTACCAGTACCTGAATTATTGGCATAATACTTTATATCTGTCGTTCCAACATAAGATAAGTTAGCTACAGGTTTTATAGCTTGTACTTCATTAGTAGAAGTTAAAATTATTACTTCTACTATAGTGCATGCATCTCTATACTTCCCATCATAGAAAGAAACTTGCGTATACACTGCAGTATCATAATCAGATTCTATTGTGTATATATGACTTGTATCATAATCAGATACAGCATATATAGTTTTTCCTTTTCTAGTTACAGTTTGTAAGGAAGAGAATAAATTTGTATATTCAACTTCAGTAAATGTATCTCCATTTACCGTCTGAATGTACGCGCCATCTGCTAATGGTTTAGTTCTTTGATATAATGTATTACCATTCTGCATTACCGTCTGAATGTACGCGCCATTGTGCATGATATCTTTTATATTAGTTCCATTAAACTTAAGCATAACTATTCTTTTATGAAATAAATTTTACCATCACTATTTACAGTACTACCTAATGCATTGTATTCATCCTGAGTAAGTACAGTGGAAGTATCTACTACTGTGCGTGGTTCACTCCATCCTCCGTCTCTAGTTTTAATTCTGTAATTAAGACTATTTTTAGAGAGAACTTGTTCATATGTAGTTCCTATTTGCAAAATATGGTCACTTGGTGAATCTGGATGATGTATACTTACTAAAAGTTTTAGTTTGGGATTAGTATTACATCTATAAAATCCAGATTTAGTAATGTTATTAAAAGATGTTAAATCTTCATTAAAGTTTGTAGTTCCTGAAGCATTGCCACCATAAATAATTTTTTCAGCTTGTATACCATCAACTGTATCTGCATCTAATCCACTACCTGCACCATCATTACCTGCATGCCATACCTTATTATTTTTGTATGACAATGCTGTTGAACTGACTGATAAATTGTTAGCAGAATCGTATGGATTAGTCCCCCAACCCATATATAACTTATTTAGAGTAGTTCCCCCAAGAGTAGCACCTATTGCACCAACCATAGTAGTTCCATCTGTAGCATAATATCTTAAACCTTTATTTGTTGTTGTAGTTGGAGGTATAATATTTATACCATGTGACAAAAATACTGCTCGTTCTGTAGAACCAGCCGTATAACGTTCGGTTATTGATTTACTATCGTCTTGTAATGCAACAGGTATGTCTTTATACTTAAAGAAACTATCAGATACTGCTAAATTCTTTGTTTTAGTCCAAGGATCAGATCCCCATCCTATATATGCATATTCAGGATTATTATCTTGATTCATGCTAGCAAAAGCAAATTGAGTTACGCTATCATGGCTTTTAATAAAAACCCCCCGCGAGGACCCACCAGACGCATTTTTTTGTTTAATTTCAAAAGGTGCATCAACAATTAAGAAACCTGTCATAGTATCACCACTCTTCTTAACAAAAGTATTGTTAGCAGTACTAGTTTGCATATAAGGAGCTAAATCTACTGTCTCACTTAACTTATCCCATTCTACAGGATTATTATTAACTGCTACGTAGTTAGCACCACTATCAGTAATATTATACACATCACCAATAGCTACATTAGAAGTAGGTAGATTAGATACTGTAGCTACATTACCTTTAACTCTATAAACAGATGATACAGCTGCATTAACCTTATTTTCAATCTCTGTAGCAGTAAGTGTACTATCTAATTGTACTTTATCTGCTGCTGACATTAAACCAGCTTTAGTAGTAGTTGCAGTAGTTAACCTAGGATCTGTGGTTACTACTATAGAACCCGCAGTAGGTAGATTAGATACTGTAGAATTAAGTGTAGCTATATCTGCTGTATTAGCTGCAATAGCCTGAGTATTAGCAGCTATATTAGCTTCTACTTCAGTTAAATCTACTTCTGGTATTACAATTTCAGACCATGTAGCATCTTGTCTAACATACTGTTTACCATCTATTGGAGCTTCTGATACTGGAACATCTGCTGTTATATATGGGATCTTAACAAACTTCCCATTCTGTTTTACTTCAATTACCATAATTAAACGTTAAATATATTTTTACCAATAGTTTTTGCTTCATTTCTATATGTCTGAAACTCTCTCCACTCTTCTTCATACTTAGGTTGTATTTCACCATCCATGAATTGTGCAACCATATTAGACTTTAAAGCGTCTTCTTCATTTTGAGTATATTTAGTTCTTATCAATTTGCTTACAAACAAATCATAAGTTGGTTCTTCATTGAACTTAAGTTCATAGTACTCATAACCGTGTATATCTTCTGATTGGGTCTCTGTAATATCCCATCTAACAGCCCATTCATTACGTCCTAGGTATTCTATTATAGTAGGTATATTATCACCCATATGTTTTTGTAATCCTATCATTATTCAATAACTTTTGTTTATAATCTTTAAAATTATAAGTTCCTGTAAAACGATACCATAAATTGTGACAGTTACCATATTTGCACCAACCCCAGTATGCTGCTACAGCAGACATTCGTCTATTCTTACTCTTGTGTCTCAGTTTACGTATAAACTTTTTCTTTATACTTTTCCTGAGTAAAGTATACTTATGATAGAATACATATCCTATAAAATCTATACCTCTTGATTCAGTAGGAAATATTTGCCAGTTATCTTTAACTTCTAGTTTCAGATTATCTTTCAAATACTTTTTAATCTCTACTAAACACTGTTTTAAGTAATCTTTATCGTGATGCAATATAACAATATCATCGCAATACCTGTGATAATATTTTATTTTTAATACTTGTTTTACCCATCTATCAAACCATGTTAAATTCAAATTTGCTGCGAATTGAGATATATAATTTCCAATAGGTAATCCTTTTGGTGTAGAGTATATCACATGATGTAATAACCTCATTAATTTCTTATCCTTAAATATTTTACCAAACTGACTATACAATATGTCTTGGTCAACTGAAGGAAAGAACTTTCTAATATCTAATTTTAAACAATATTTTGTACCTTCTGCATCTGCTTTCAGGTCTCTCTTTAATCTTTTTACTCCATAATGTATACCACGATCTTTTAAACAATTAAAAGTATCTGTAGTAAATCTATTAACAAGGTAAGGTTCTATAACATTCATGATAGCATGATGTACTATTCTGTCTGGATAATATGGTAGCCTGTATATCTCTCTTTCTTTGTTACCACGATCTGCTATAATTGTATAAACGCAATATTCCGAAGTACGATAAGTATCTTCAATTAATGCTTTTTGTAATTTAACTAGATTCTCATGAGGATTCTTGTCAAACTTCATTACACCATATCGTTTGGTCTTACCAAGTCTAGCTTTTTTTTCTGCTAAAACTAGGTTATCATATGATATTATCCTATTAAATAAATTGCCTATTCTTTTCATAAGCTATTTTGGTGGTAGAACCCGTTCGCCCAATACTACTAGGGTCCCTTCAAAGCACCTGTTATTTTTTACCAAGAGGTAAGGCTGATCTAATTTCAACAAAATCAATTGAAAGTATCTGAAATATTTGTAATTACTGAACCAAAATTTCACTGTGAACTGATATTCGTCTATGAATTCGAAGAAGAATTATTAGCATTAGCTATGAAGACTCTGCATTGAGAACCATTGTCTGAATTACCTGACTTTTTTGTTCTAAAAGCTAGTCTACTACTTCTCATAGTAATTCTTTTAGATCCCGCCCTTGTTATTATTAATTATTGTATATTACTTAGGATTGTGTCTTTTTAAAGTCATCTGAATCTACAACTACAATCTTACCATAGAAAGCTAACCGCGAACCGACAGCCGTCCACGAATCCGAAGAAGAAAGAATAGCATAAGCCACGAAGACCCCGCATCGAGAACCATTGCCCGAATCACCCGACCGTAGTACTATTCTGTTTCCAGTGTTATACCAATAGTAGTCAGCATAATATGTAGAATCAGATCCTCCTATTTCTGTAGGAACTACATCACCATATCTACCATGAGATATTTTCTTAGTCCATCCACTTCCATTTGTACTAGCATTATAAACAGCATTACCAGCAATTCTTATGTTAGTAGCACCAGCAGTTTCAAGATCAGCAACATCTTTATCTGGGAATGAACCTCCATCATAAACAACCCATTTACCAGATATTACATTAACTCCTTGAACAAATTCCCATTTACTGTAATAGCAATCTTCAAGACCTAAGAAATTAGTAGAGTAGTAACCTGTGTCACCATTAACTGGAACTTTACCATCGGCATTACCTAAGCTAAGAGTTCCACCTGTTTTACCACTATCCCATCTTTTAGTACCACCTGAACACGGTATAGAACTATTACTTGTACTAATATTAGTATTTCCATAGTAAGCGCAGAACATACGTACTATAGTAGCATGCGACCTGTAATCACCTATTCCCCATAAAGGACCATTAGCCTTAGCCTGTGTAACAAACGTTGCCATAGTTTGACTTCCTGTACTTATAACCCCAGATCCACTGTATAATACGCCATTGTTATTAAATGCTTCGAATGTACTTAACAACATTTCTGGTTCCTCAATATAGTCATCATCTAACTGCATTTCAGAAATATATGTTCTCCATACTCCAGAAGACATCTCTACAGTTTTATGGTAGTATTTAGGAAAATAAGTCATTCTATTCTCTTTTCGTCCTCCATCTATTGCCATTTGACTTCCATCTGGCCATACATTTGAATTAGTTTCATTACAGAAGCTAATCAAAGCTGCATCTTCACCATAAGGTTTAGCAATACATCTCTTAAACTTACTTCTTAATGATTCAATTACATCCCTATTACCACCTGTATTTAATACAGTAGTAGATTGGTTTTCATTATTTTCATACCAATAAGCCATAGTAGACTCCATATCTGCTTCTATCCATGATTTATTTTTACGAATATACATTTTACCGTCATTAGGAGCTTCATTTACTTTAGCTGGTAAAGAATACATAGACAAATTGCCCCCATTATGATCATTGTAGTTCGCTCTTTGGATAGGCTTAAAAGTATCAACTCCCACAGTAAGAGAAGAGCTGGTGCATTCAATAGAATCAATGCCATTGTCTGTAATGATACTATATGATGCTGTACCACCTCTAAGCCAGACTACTAGACCATTCCATGAATAAAATCCAGGATCTACCCTACATACCAATTTAGCATATTGTTGTATGTTTACAATTGTCTCAATATTGGTTCCATTACCATCCCAGCCATTAGCTCTAAATTCCCATCCAACAATACATGAACTAGTACCGCCAGAATGATTTCCTTCCCAATCTGGAGATAATGAACCCAAAGCCTTAATTACCCAGCATCTTATTGGCAGCTGAGAATATCTTTCTTTAAATTTAATATGTACTGGATAAAATGTATCTTTATCTCCATCTACAGTAAGAGTTGTAGTATTGGCAGAATTACTTAATAACCAACTATTATAAGTAGGGAATATTTCTCCTCTGTTACCAGCATGATATATGTTATTACCTTTGTAAGTAAATCTACCATCATCTAACAATCTTAAAGTATTTCCAGTATTTTGATTTCTCAACCACATTCCATCTCCATCAGTAGTTGATTTTATGTACCCAACATACCCTACTTCCGTTCCATCTGCACTTTTAAACGATAACCATTTGTTGCTATCATTTTTGATGACAACGTAATTGGTAAAAGGAATACTACCATCTTCAAGAATTACTTTTTTACCTCCATATAAAAGATCTCCCGTATCTCTTAACTGTAATGAATTCTTTTTATAATTATTTATCCATATACCTTCTTCTCCGGATACAGTATCTATTTTTCCAACGTATCCTCTTTTGGTTCCATCTTCATCCTGGAACTCACAATACATATTGTCAGATCCTTTAACGAATAAAGGTCCAGTCATGGTGTCACCAGACTTCTTAACATACCTATTATCCCCAGTAGTCTCAGTAAGTGCAGTAGTTTTATACACACGTATATCAGTACCTAACTTTTCAATATTAGATACTACATTACCATCATTACCTACTTTAGTGACTGTACCTAATTTATCTGCTAACGATGCTTTCTCTTCATTAGTATAGTCATTAGTACTAAGTCCTTTACCTGCTTCTTTAGCTACAAACTTTGCATCAGCGTCTTCCTTAGTATATCCACCAAATTCAAATAAGTAATCCTCTGATGTGTTAAACCAAATAAGTTCATCCCCAGTAGGTTCAGTATCGCCAATTGCAATGTCTTCAGGTACTATTACTCTTTTATCTGTAATAGGTAAATCGGCACCTCTAGCTTTAACATTCTCAATTACATTAACTTGTGCACCCGATTCAATAGTAGCTAACTTATCAGCATTAGCTTTACCCTTATCACCAGGGTATGCAGTAGAAGATGTTTCACCTAAAGCTAATGAAGAAGAAATCATTGTGTATTGACTACCTGACCATCTATAAGTAATATTGGTATCTACCGCAATATAAATCTTACCTGATTCTCCTTCTGCTGGGAAAGAATCTGCAGAATCAAACTCAAGTACATCATCAACAAATGAAGGTAATTGAGATGCTGGTACTTTACCAGTAAGATCTAGTTGAGCTATACCATTAGCAACACCGGCAGATGATTTATCTATCTTGGTATCAAGCGCTGTGTTTACTTTGGTTATCTCATCATCTACATATTTCTTAGTAGCAGGATTATAATCATCAGTAGGTATAAACTCAGTAGCATTATCCTTACTCAGGTAATTATCAAACTCACTATTGATAGTACTTACTTTCTGATCTATTTCATATTCAGTATAATAGAAACCATCATGATGGTGACTCTTAATCTCTCCAGTAAGTACAGCTTCTACTTTTTCCTTAGTAAGTTGATAAGGAGTAGTAACAGGAATCAATGTATCTTGATACTCACTGGTTTCATTGTTATATACCCACCAAGTACCATCTTGAATGATAGGAGATTTACCGGGTTCACCAGTAGCAAATACTTCAGTATTTACATAAGTATCATTAACTTCATCCCATACCCACCATCTATCATTTTCAATCTTAGGTGGATTGTCTGAATATTCTTTAGCTCTATTAGCCTGAGTATTGGCATTAGATGCTGCTGTGTTTGCATTTGTAGTAGCAGCTTGTGCAGCTGTTTTAGCCTCATTTACGGCAGTTATAGCTTCAGCGGTATTAGTTTGCCTTTCAGTCTCCTGAGTCTCTCTAATCGCCTCTTTTGCCACTCTATCGGCTTCATTTGCAATCCTTATATCCTCTGCATCAGATCTATCAGTCTCTGCATCGTTACGAGCATTTTCGTTTGCAACTCTAATAGCTTCTGCATCTACACGACCTTGTTCTTGAGTTTCACGAGTTGCTTCGGCAGTTTCACGTGCTGTTTCACTAGCTACCCTTCCTGCTTCACTATTGATACGTGTACTCTCATTTGTTTGTCTTGTATTTTCCTGAGTAATGCGAGTAGCTTCATTGGACTTGCGTGTATCTTCATTAGCAGCTCGTGCATTCTCAGCAGATGCCCTAGCATTTTCTGCTACTACTCGTGCATTCTCAGCTGTTACTCTACCAGATTCATTAGACTTTCTTGTAGCCTCATTAGTTTCTCTAGTAGTCTCAGCTGTTACTCTACCTTCTTCAGCAGTAACACGTAATGCTTCTGCTGCTTTTACTGCAGCTTCTGTAGCTTCAACTTGAGCTTTAGCTTCTAATGCCTCTGCAGCAGCATCTAATGAAGGTTGCTTTAATGACTGTATCCAATCCTCTTCTGTACCTACATAACCATTTTCTACTGCTACTTCATAAGCTGATAGACCTTGAATACCTTGATTACCAGATAAGTCACCTACTAATATCCAACCGTCAGTACCTTTTAAGAATAACTTAGAATCATCAGGATCTTCTACATTACCTGTATTAATCCATACAAACTGACCTACACCAATCATAGGATTGTCATAGTCAGCTTCCATATCAGCTATAGATTTATATGTCTTCTTGATCTCAAAAGGATCACCAATAGCTTTAATACCAGTTGGTTTATATTCCTTAGTAAGCTCATCATACATATACCATTCTTCATTGACAATCTTTGGAGGATTATCAGCAATCTCATTACTTCTATCAGCTGCATTCTGAGCATTCTCTGTAGCAATGTCTGCTTTAGCTGTAGCTACTTTAGCATCTTCTGTTGCTTCATTAGCTTTATCTGCAGCTTCCAAAGCTGCAGCTGCTGCATCAAGAGCTGGCTTTCTAAGATATTCTATCCATTCTTCTTCAGTTCCTTTGAATCCATGTTTAACTGCAAGTTCATATGCAGATAAACCTTTAGCCATTATACCAGTATTAACATACTTGTTTTCAGAAGGAACAAAGACAAACCAATAGTTATCTTCTCCAATGTATGGGTTTTTACCAGCAGCAGGAACACCACTATCTCTATTCTCTATGAACCAATTTCCATTGTTACCAATGTACGGTGGTGTAGCATATTCGCTAGATGCATCTGTAAGCTTAACCCATCTATTGATAGTCTTATCAAAGAATTTGATAATATTACCATGAGGGTCAGCACCTAGATCAATCCAGTACCCAACCTCTTCATGATTGGGTACTTGGATGCTAGCAAATAACTCATAATATACATTATTTTTTATCATTCCTCTAATATGTAATTAAGAATATATTCTATTGTATCTAAACTGGATATTGTAACCCATCCATTTAAATTTAAACCGTTGGCTAATTCTTTAAGAAGCTCCGTTTCTTGTAAAGTAATGTCATATTCCACATCCCTATTATACATTTCTGGAGTTACATTTGGTAATTCCAACATGCCCTTATATGGTTCAAATATTTGAAAAGCATCCAACTCTTCATTTGTAAAACCTACTTTGTTTTTTAAAGATATTATGAGTTTTAACTTATCAATTGTACCACTTTCTGGAAGCAACGATTTTATTATAACTATTCGATCTATTATTGAAAGTTTCATATCTTATTTTTTATTTAACTTTTAAATATCCACTAGCATCTCTATATACAACTCCAGTAGGTGCATTAGATGCATTATACCAATTTCCTCGAAGTTCCATATATCCACCAGAATTAGTACCTATGGAACAACTTAATTGTGCATTTCCAGTGCGTTGGAATGATATTTCATTTGGTTGTAAATGACACTCATATATTGTAGATGTGGAGCTAGATGATTCATTAACATATTGATACAAATTCATTTGTGCTGGAAACCATTTATTACTAATATACGAAATACCATGCAAAGAAACATTTGGTCTATTGTACCCGTCTCTCATATAAAAACTAGAACCATATGTAGCATCTGCTTTTATTGTTACAGAGCTACCGGTACTAGCTGTTCTAAAAGTACCCGTTAAATCACATTTGTTAGCATTAATACTACCATCATGAGTTACTCTAAATGGAGCAGAATTACGATTACCCCAACCATCACCAGCCCAAAATCTAACACTGTTACTAGAAGAACCTACACCACTCATACCAGAATTTCCTGTTGTTGTGCCATCTCCTAAAGTTATATGTCCATCATTGTAAATTTTAATTGCTGCATTATCACTAGGAATACAAGTAGAGTTTTTGATTTCTATCCATTGTTTTCCATTCCATCCATAAGCTGTTGTGTGAGGATTACCATACCAATAAGTATCTCCAATACTATTGCCACTAGATGGTAACTGTGCAGAAGAAGTAACAGTACCTTTTATATTTCTGACAGCTAATGCATTATTTCCAATTCCAATTGTTGGAGAAAACTCATTCATATTTGCATTTAAATAAGCAGTACGATTGTTAGCATATATGTAACTATTACTAAATGTCCATCCTGCAATGGTTGCTTCTTCTGCAAATAATAATCCTGTTGCTATACTAGCGAATGAATTTAATACTGTCCAATCACTATCTCTCCAACCTGATGTTACTGTGCCTTTATTTTTTACAGCATAATACTGACCAGTAGTTGTTTTGTAAACAACATCTCTAAGTTCTGTTGTATAATAATAAGTAGAATTTGGATTGTATTCTCCTTTAAAATTAAGTCCAGGTCCGGTTGGTCCTATAGGTCCAATATTTCCTGCTGGTCCCTGTATTCCTTGAGGTCCTCTTTCACCATCTTTACCATCCTCTCCATCTTTACCACTAATCTTTGTTGGAACTGACCAAACTTCTCCTGATTTTCTTTGCCCTGTTACACCATCAAATAATGCAGTACTTGCCCATACTGCGTAAGCACCAGCGGCTGGAGCAGTATCGTACCAGTAATTGCCCTGATTATATACTCCACTAGATGTAGGTCTACTAGTAAGTGTAGGAGTTGGTGGTTGAGCCTCATTAGAACGACAATATATAGTTAGCTCAAAATCTCCAGGAACTCCTCCTTTAGCTTTAGTAATAGAAAAATCTACAACGTCTACTACAGTATTACTACCTGATGGTACACAGAATTCTACTTTAAATACAGTACTATCATACATACTACCCATTCTAGCCAAAGTAAGTGTTTGGTCTGTAGTATTTTGTGATAATTGATTTTCTGTATTACTATCTAAGTTTGTCCATTTTACTGAAAATTGATTTGCTGCTAATTTAGTAATACCTTGATATAAGGAGTAAGAAGTCTTTGCTTTGTTTAATTCTGCAGTAGAAGTTGTGCCGTCATATTGAGCAGCTACAGTATGTGATTCATTACTTAATGTTGCTCTATATGGACTAATACCATCTTTACCATCATATATCTTATTGATGGTCATCATATCCATATATTGTAATCCACCAAATTCTGAAGTAACTATAACTTTAAACGTTACTTCATCTGTATTGTTGAAATAGTTGGCATTTGGAGAGACAACTAATTGATCAGTAACTTCATTAGTTAATTGTGTCCAACTATTATTTCCCGCTACTGACCAAAACCAGCTGTATATAGGATTAGATAAACCATATGCATTAGCGTACAAAGTAATAGATGTTGGTAATACCGAACCATCTCCTGGATATTTAAATATTTGTTCACCGGACAATATTACATAAGAAGCATCTACACCGTCAAAGCCATCTTCCCCATTATTTACTTTATTAATGTACCAGTCCTTAGTGAATAAAAGATTATCTACTTGAATAGTTAATGTTATCCTAGCATTAGGACTGCCTAAAACAACCAAATTAACCCTATCACTTTCTACTTTTACTTGGGCAATACCACTTGTTACTTCAGCTTGTATATCTTGTATTGCTACTTGAGTAGTTCCATAGTAAGCATATACATCTGTGTATACACCTTCTAATGATATCAATGGATTGTTACCAGAAGAATCATAAGGAACAGCAACAGTTCCATTACTAAGGTCTATATAGTATGCATCTGCACCTTGAGCGCCATCACCAAGTTTTGCTAATTGTACTTCGTCATAGAATAATTCGTTGCCGTTTTTAACAGTGCAACGAATCATCATATTTCTATCTTCACCAAACATCTGTGGTCTTACAGATAATGCTGGTTCAGTACTTAATACTTCCTTAGTTAGTTTATTTGTCCACTCATATATAGGTTCTTCTATATTGTAAGTATTACATAATAGTTCTAATGTTTCTGGTTTAGGAGTACCTTCAAAGTTGGGATTGTCATACATAAATAAACGATCACCAAGAATTTCTACCCATTTAGCTTTATCAGCTCCAGCAGCTCCTTGGTCACCTTTTTCTACTTGTAACAACCATTCTTCATTATCTTTACTTGGGGGATTGGTAGTACTTATTGCAATACATAACCACAAAGATCCTTGGTAAGATACACGGTCATAATAGTAATAGGTAGTACCTTGTATATATTCTCCTTTATCAATAGGAACTCTTATTAAGTCCCCATTACCGTCTACTTGAGTAAGTATACCTACAAATTTACTATTCTTACCAATAGTAGTTCTATCTTTTCCTACTAAGTTAAAATCATCAATGTTATCATACATTGTGATACTAGGACCGTCTGCTCCTTTAGCAGATATCATAATAGCAGAACGTCTATCTGCACCATCGGGATATCTATTACCTAATTGTAAAACATTATCTCCTACTTCTGGTTCATTGCTACCAGGTTCACATACAGTTTCTGATAAAATAATATAATCAGATCCAGTTTCTTTTACAAGACGCCAATATCTTTTTACATTTTTTCCATCAAAGATTTGACATATGGCTTGGTCTCCTGGTCTAAATTGATTGTACTTTGTACCATCCTCATTATCAAAGAAGCATTTGTAATCGCCTTCAGCATCTCTTTCTACTGCTATGATTTTCATATCTGCTATAGATACTAATATATCACCACCAGTAGCTTTGATCTCATTAACAATTAATTCATTAACTGTCATTTGACCTCTTACAAAGAGATCATCTACTTCCATTTTCCATCTGCCATTTATAGGCCAAAGACTTGCACCTTCTCCCATAAACCCTTCTCTGAAGGTTGCACCACCTTGGATACCATTTAGGAATTTTATGTATCCATTAGCAGTATCGTCAGTAGTAGCAGATAAATAATTTTGATCAGATCTTAATGCAGAATATAAGTTACCATCTGTAGCTTGAGTGTTATCTCCTGTTTTAATCACATACTTAGTATCTCCACCAACACTAGCTTCTACATGTTTTATTTGACCTTCTAGTTTAGATAAGGCTTGGTTTAAAGTATCTGTAGTGGTTAGTGATTCAGCATTTCCAGTATAGTAATATCCAGTTAATGGAAATATAGTATTTGTTCCTTGAGTATGAAATCCTGGCACTGATCCGCTACCACCACCATTAGCTATTTGTTCAGCTAAAGCAGTTACAAGATTCTCTAATACTGTGATTTTGTTTAATGCATCTTTTAACTGATCTAATGTAGACTTATTATCTATATCATCTATCCACTCTTGCATGGTACCACCCATCTCTGACATGTCAGCATCATGCTTTCTTTCCAGAGTAATAATGGTATTGTTGAGGACATCATAATACTCATTCATAGTACCTGTAACATTCTTAGTTACAGTATTGTCTCCTTCAACAATCTTATTGGATAAATCTATATAGTTATCATCTACCTTTTGATCAAGAATAACCACAGCATCCTCTATACCATCAACTCTCTCATTAGTAGCAAAAGTCTCAGATAAACTAGTTTGAAAATCATCTTTATGAATAATCTTATTAGTCTTATCTTGGACAATTGTTAGAATGTCATGGTCTTCGAATCTTGTGGTTACCTCAAACTGTGATATTTTTTTATTCATATTACTCCTGGATTATACATTTTTCAACTTCTGTCAAGATGCAATCGTCATCAATATCCTGAGTATAGTAGAAATTTATTTGTTTCTTTAAACAATTAATTTGCCTATCAATCGCTTCTATTACTTCTGTAGGATCTTTGCGATTAATAGCTTCATTTCTTAACTCAATGAAATGATTTAACAAAACAATATTTGTAACAGATGTACTGTCAATATCTACATTAACCTTAGTAGAATCATTAATCTGCTTACCTACTTTATTTACATATTGAACAAGATCCATTTTGACAATTATTACAAGTGTTACAACCAATATTACAATTACATGTTCTCATATCTAACAGATTAAGCATTTCCTTATAGTACATATCTGCATCTTCTGTTAAATCTAAAGCTAAAGCATTTTCATACAATGTCTTTTTAAGTAGAAACATCATGATTTTTTCTTTCATTTTGTTATCTAAACAATTCTGACAATAAGTAGTAAGTAGCTTTACTTCAGCATAATATAATGATTCTTCCATATTTTTGAAAATAAAAAAGGGGTAGGGGAATACCCCAACCCCCTTGTGAGTTAATTAATTTGAATATTAAGCTTTAGCAACAAATGCTTCAAGAGCAGTTTTGAATGTTGAACTTTCTAATTCACCAGAATTAACATAGATCTCTGCAGAAAGCGGAGTCGTTTTAATATACTGATTATCATTACTCAAATACAAGTTATCCCATTCCAGAGTAAGCGTATCGTATTCTGCTGACAGATCTACACGCAGCTCAGGAGCAATGTACGGATAGATAGCATTTTCACGATATTGAATACCTTCATAACCAAGATTAGCATTTTCACGATCGCGTACGATCTTAGCATTACCACGACCCGGAGTACCCTGAGTTTTAGCAATAGTAAGATTAGAAATCGGATACATTACGTTGCTCAGCAAACCAGAAGGAATAGTAGTCCACATGAAAACATCCATAGAAACCTGAGAATACAGATTAACTGGGTGCAAACCTTCACTATCATTCTTTTCTTTAGCAGTCAAAGTAAGAACAGCTGCTGAGCTAGTAGCTACTACTCTAGCTTGTTTATGCTTATTGATTTTGTTTTTGAATGCTTCAACTAAGTCTGTAGCGCTAGTTGTTTTTGCAATTACTTCGTATGTATGAGTAAATTGACCTGGAGCTTCATAAATGTCTTTGTAAACGATACGCAGAACATAACGATGACCAATTTCAACAGTTACATTTGTAGCTGTGATTGTTGCAACGTCTTCAGCTTTATCAACAAACGGAGTAAATACCATAGAAGGGTGTGAACCTTTCTGAATAGGCATACTATAATTGATGATAGCTTTAGTCGTTTCTGTTCCTTCCTGATCATAAACTTTTTCACTACCAATGCACAGACCAATATACAGTGCACAAGCTTTTTCAGCTTCAGTAGCTGATTTAATTAATACTTTGTTTTCATCAAACAAAGCCAATTCGCCATCATTCAGTGAATCTACTGCAGTATATGATGCAGGAACACTAGTAGCTACAAGTACTTTATTAACGTGTTGTAACATAATTTTTATTTATTTATAGTTAAACTTAAAAGACGTCTAGTTTAACATTTTAGTTTTTCTACTTTGCTTTCGCATTTCCTCGTCAAACCAAACTACATACTCTTACTCCATGCTATTGACTTCGTTCAAGTATGTTTGATATCTTGGATTAGCCTTATTTTCCAAGTATAACTCTGCTGCTAGCTTTACTATCTCTTGGTGAGTTGATACTGGCATATCTGTATATTCATCAAATGGAGATACAGTTAGACTAATCCTTTTGGGGGCTCTCAGATAAGTGAGAGTATAATTCTTTATATTGTAATTACCATCTGTATAGAGATGTATTTCATTACCTTGATACAATCTCAAAGGTCTAGCTGAAGTACCATGTAATCTATACTCTGATAATGAGTTTTGTCTTTGTCTATCAATATTCTCAATAGTAGCTTCCAAAACATCTACATGTTTTGTTCTAGGTTGTCCATTAGGACCAATAGGCCAACAGTTATTATTACTATAGATTATTGCTGTTTCCCCTAAAGTAAGCATATAATCTGATGGTAATGTAACTACATATTCTTCTGGGAATACTGTAAACTGATAATTCTTATTTGTTACAAGCGTCCTAAGATCATCAATTCTTTTTTGATCTTGTTCAAATCCTGTACGTTTGAAATTAATACCTGAGTATCTGGTTTTAATGAATTTATCTAAACCTGCCATTAACCAATACTCTATATCCGAAGTAGTAGGCTTTTCAATATTATTATCAAGTCTATCTATTTCTAATTCAAATGCCTCTTGTAATTCTATGATCTTCATTGTTGTTGTTCTTTATTGGAAGGTTTAGCTTGCAATCTATATTTACCCTCGGCGATAAACATATTAACTGCCATATCAACTATTTCACTATGTACAGAATCTGGTAGTTCGCATTTTGTAGCTCCACCAGTTGTATTAAATCTAAGTGGTTTCCTATAGTAAGTAAGTATAACACTGTTCAATGTAGTATATTTATCAACTGCTACTTCCATATACATATATTTAGTAGTAGTATCAGACACTAATGCCACGGCTGGTTGTCTTATTATAGGACTGTTATATGCAGTTTGCATATACTTAGGTAGATCTCTATACTTAATAAGTTGATTGTCTACATTTACAAAGTTAGTATATTGTTTATATGTACCTTTTACTTTACTTATAGAATGTACGTATAAGAAATATTCATCATTAGTATTGTAAGGCAATCTAAATCTATTAAAGCCATTAGCAGTTAACCCACTAGATATTAACTCTTTTTCAATAAGCAGACTTTTGATAGAATCTGTATTTTTTGAATGAGAATTGGTTTCTGATACTAATTGATCATCACCAACATAATTCATGATAACATATCTATCTTGAGCCTCATTTAAAATTGAGAATATTAAATCTGAATTAGGTTTATTATCTATAATAAGATCTGGACTTATTAATTGAATTCTTCTTTCGAATTCCATCTGCATTTCCTTTGCGCTCATATTATTCTGATAATTGTGCTACGTATTGTGGATGAGATTGTACACGTGGCGATTCAACATTCTCTAATGCCATATCTGCTGCAAGTTTAACTACTTCATATTGCATATACTCTGGAACCTCATCTAATCCAGAAGTAATATCCTGATTGTTAATCTTACGAGGATATGCTAAATAAGTTAGGTCGATAGTATAGGGACCTGTCATCAGATCCCTATCCACGAACACTATCAACTTATTGTTTTCCATTACTGCTACAGGATCTTCTATCCAAGGCTTATTATTATAAGTTTCTAGAAATCTCTGTGCATTTTCATGGCTTATTAATTTAATAACAGCAATTTTGTTATTTCCAAAGTGTAAAACACCATCTATAAAGTACATACGCTTATCCTGAGAGTAATTACCGTATGTTATACTAGAAGTAAAATCATTAAGTGTTAATCTATTGCTAACTGCTTCACTTAATAAAGTCAAACCTTTATCAGTTTTTACTAGCATTTCTAGATCAGCTACCCTTTTAGTATTACCTTCAAAGGGTGTTTTAATTGTATTATTTCCAGTAAACTTAGTGGCTATTTTACTAAGATAAGCAGTATATAACCAATAGTCTATTTCCTCAGGTAAAAAAGAAGGACAACCTGACATGCCAATATTTACTGCATTTTTGTCAGCTTCTATTTTGAATGCGATATGTGCTTCAGATACTGTCATATTACTTAGATTCTATTTCCTGCATGATTGCTAATCTAATATCTTGATTCTTTTTATCATCCAGCATTAGAACAGCTTCATCCATGCTACGACCAATTACATCAGTGCCATAGTAATATAAATTCTTATTCTTACGAATAACATTCTTACTAATAGCAGCTTCAATTAGGTACTGAGTTTCTTTATTGTTATTATTAACCCAGAGTAAGAGATACTTCTGAGGATCGTTTTCAATAAGTTCGTTAAGCTTGCTTTCTACTAACTCATTACTAATAGAATCAGATTTAAAGCCGTAAAGTCTAAGACACTTACGCATTTCTTCTAATGACATCTTAGTAAATGCAGAATAAGCTTCACGTTTAACTTTATATTTCTTATTGTTTTCTTCAGCTTCAGCTTCAGAGTTAAGCAGTACATAATCATTGCTAGGTTTAATGTTAGCAGTACCAAATGCTACTCTTTTGTGATTCTTAAGAAACAAATATTTTAATTCATCTTCTGGATTCTCTGTATGCAAAATTAAATCTTTTCTTTCTAGCTTAATTGCATAAGTAGTCCAATATGGGCTGTAAGGTGCCAAATAACCTTCTGAAAATCCCATAGCTTTTTCAAGTCTACGAGCATCTTCTTCAGTTAAACCTGTATATCTATTGCCTGATCTTGTCCAATATGAACCAATGTAATCAGCACAATTTTTAAATTTTGTAATCCCTAACCAAGGATTTGTTCTAATAAATCTTAACGTTGCTTCCATATATTTTTAATTTAAATATAGATTTTAACCTGTTAGTAAAAAAATATAGGGGCTGCTACGCCCCTATAAGTTCTTTATATATTGTTGGCGTATGTGTAATAATACGCTGAATTATGCTTCAGCATCCATTATAAGTTCTCCACATCCCCTGGGGTCTCTCAACATGATACCCATTTCACCTAAGAAGTGAACAGAGTAACCATCCTTAGCATTTGAGCGCAGAGTGTTAATTGATTTAGCAGGTCCATTAGGAGCAATAGAACCACCAGTATACCACTGCATGAATTCACGACCCTTACGTACTACCTTAACAATGTTTGCTTCACCATCACGACGGCTAACATCCAAGAATGTCATTCTATAAGATTCCAGTGGTTTACCAGAAATCGGATGTAACAAACGGTTATCAGTAGTATTATCGTACAGCGGGAAATGTTTCAGCGTTAATTCAATACCATTAGTCATCTTGTAAGTTACAAACTGACCACCAAGAGTCAATTCCTGACCACTACCACTGATGAACTTAGTATCGATTACATTCATTGTAGCTGCTTTCTGTTTCAATACACGGTCAAATTCACGAATACCCATTTCTCCAGTAAGAGCAACGAATTTACGTTCATTAGTACCAAGTACATTGTAAGACAGGTCAAACAAGAAGTCTTCCAACAGTTCTGCAGTCAATTCAGTGTAATAACGTCTGTTAGACGGAGCAATCTGTTCCAGCAAACCAGCCGGCAAGTAAACCGGACGACCATTAGTACCTTTCAAAGAGAAAGAACCATCTTGGTTACGGTTAGACTTAGAGTAAACCATCATCTTTTCACAGCGTTTTCTCCATTCACGCATAGCTGTCCATTCTTGGTAATCAGCCCACAAGTAAGATTTCTTACCTGTTTTAGGATCCTTCAATGCAATCCAAAGTACAGTAGCATAAGCAGTACCTGTAATATCATAACTCAAACGAGTAGTAAACAGATAGTTACGCATCTTGAACTGAGTATTGTAGTTCAGGATATCAGCTTCTTCACTATATTCTTCGTAAGCAGAACCAAGACGTGACAGTTCACGACCAGCTAACAAATACTTACCAGGAACATAAGAACTTGATTGTCCATCAGCAATAAACATTGTGTAGCACCACAGGTTACCATCCTGTACAGGTGCACCCTGAATACGCAATTGATATTCTTTATCATCAAGTACTACAATAGCACCAGGACCAAACCATTTATCTTCTACCCAAACTTGGATAGGAGTATTGCCAATACCAGCCATAATAGTGTCAGCATTAGCGGCAGTAATTTCAGTACCCTGCCATTTAGCAGAGCGAATTGTTACAGCTCTATCGGTATCAATTTCAACGTACCATTCATAAGTACTCTGATCGATGGTCATTACGTTACCAATACCTCCAGTAATAGCATCGAGAGAAGTGCCATAAGCACCGTCTTTAGCAGCGAACACGTAAGATACGATACGCTCTACTTCATAAGGTCTGGCTAACGCTGCTTCTGAAATCTTATTTTCGTCAATAAGATCTGAAAACCACTTACTTTTACCGATTTGCAAATTATTCAGAATTCCGTTATCCATAAATTAATTTATCTTTTTTTCTTAAATATTATTTAAACTACGTGCTGCGATACTCCAGATAGAGTTAGACGAACTAGTGTGGATTCGTTTAGTGCCTTTTGTAGCACTTGTATTTTTTAAACTTTGTTTCAAGGTTTTTATAGCAGAGCTAGTTCCAATTTTTTTAGCAGTATCTAGCAGAGTGTCACCCTTCATAGTAAAGTAGGCTGACTCAATTAAATTTTTAACACTTTTGGAATAATCCTTTTGATATTTGGTTAAACCATCAGCATCAGCTTTAAAGATATAATCTAGTAATGCTCTTTTATCCTTTTCAGGAATAGCGATACCTCTCACATCTTTCAGCGATCTAATGTTCGAGACAACGTCATCAACAAATTTTTGTTGGCGCTCTACTCTTAGCTCATTTTCCTTTTTCTGTTTCGCTAATAGCTCTTCCTTTTTAGTTTCTGTGATGTCTCTCATTAGTTCCAAAGCTTCTTCAGCTTCATCCTCGAGTATACCAGCATCTTCATATTTTTCTATTTTACGTTGAATTTGCTTGTCATTAAATCCTTTTTCAGCAAGTAATTCACGTATAATAATCTTTTGATTATGTTCATCAGTAGTATCAAAATTATCATAATCAATGCTTGTACTTACTTGGAAGTAATCTTCTAACTTACCACCATTACGTACAAATTCATCTAGTTTAGCTACATCATCACTAGCATACTCTGGTGTAGAATTTTCTTCAATAAGGTCTTTAAAGTATTCACAAAATTCCTCAACAGTTTGAGGTTTCTCTTCACCTTCTTCAAAATCAAGACCAAGTTCTTCAGCAACTGCATCAAAGAAACCAACTACTTGTACTGCTTCAGCATCTTCCTCAATAGTTTCTTCTTCAGATTCCTTTACAGGTTCTTTATCTTTCTTAGTAGATTTCTTTTCTACTTTTGCTGGTTTTTCTTCTTCTTCAATTTCAACCTCTTCTTCAGTTTCTTCTACTTCTTCTGTATCTTCCTCTTCAGTTTCAGTTTTAACAGCTTCTTCACCGAATACTTCTTTTACTGATGGTCCTCTATTATTCTTTTGCAAACGTTCAATTTCTTCATCACTGAGGCTATCGTTAGATTCTACGAAATTCCCTGTTATTAAAGGATTATTAAGTGATTCAGATGACAATGCATCTGCAACTGCGTCCCATCCTAATAGTTTAGTACTATTGTTATCCATAATTATATTTAATTAGATTTTATTATTTTGCAAAATTTTTAGCAAAGTTTGCTTTCTTTCTCATTGCGGGTGAGTATTTACCTTTAGGAGCATTTAGTATTTTACTAGCTGCTTGTTGTACACCCATTCCCATTTTCTTAGCTTGTGCTTTAAAAGTACCTCTTTTACTTTTCTTTATATGTATTCCACCTTTCTTATACTTAGGTATTGGATACATAGGATAAATACCATCTAATTCTTTCATATTGATTATTTTTAATATTAATATTTATCTGAAATCGATTTGGTATTGTCTCCTTCAT